ACCCCTGCTTAGTAGACTCCTGTATGTGCGTGCGGCACTTCCCTTCTCGACCATGCCCGTACCCCATTCATCGAGGTTCTCTGCCCACTCAGGATCTTCCCCGGCGGCTTTAGCATAACCAGAAGCGACGACAGCTGTTAGCCATGGAGCAGTACTGATTACTTCACGCTGTGTCTTGCCTGCGCCAATAGCTCTAACGAGTTCTGATGTCTTTGCACCAGACTCATATAGACCGGCAACCTCTTCAAAGTTCTTGTCGCCGGTGCCAATGAACATACCAGCAAAGACACCCCCACTCATCGAGATCTCTTCACTCTGACCAAGCTCTCTCATCAAGCCTACTTCAGACGAGAGTAGATCCCTGACAAAGCCTGGTCCTTCTCCACGAGCAAAGCCACGAGTCTTGACGTTATAGCTGCTAAGATGTCTTGCTAACTCGTCAGCTGCTTTAGGCAAAGTACGAGCGTCTACAGATAGCCCATATAGAGGACCAGCTACCTGAGTAATCATATCCTCTGATATACGCATGGCACGAGCTTGCTGCGATGTACCAGCTGCCTGAGCCTCGATACCCATTGGAATAGCACGTCTGAACGCTTGGAACAAGGGACCAATACGTCCCATACGTTCCTCAATAGCAAAGGACTCTTCTCCGAACTTAGCTAGGGATGTGGACTGTAGCATACCCGCTGCGTATTTGTATGCTTCTTCCGCACTCCTTGGAGCATTAGCGATCTTTCTCTTTGTCTTAGCAAGCTCACCAGAACGCGCAGCCATACCCGCTACCGCTCTGTTAAGCTCTGCTTGCGTCCTTGGCATTTGGGAAGCAAGGCCCGCATCAATATCCACAGGATCATCGTCCTTATCGCCCTCGTGTGCTTCAGCGAAACGAGAGGATACACTAGCTGGCACCATACTCGACTCTGCTAATGTAACTGGTCTACCAAGTGCGCTACCAAGTTGCTTGAGTGTCTGAGGACGAAGTCTTGTCTGTGAGTGTAGAGGGCTTGCCGATGGATACCTGAGAGCAAAGACATCCGGGATCATCTCGGTCTCACCCATCAACATAGCACGAGCAGCTTCGGCAGGAGTCTTGAATTCCTCACGTAGCCTGTCGCCACCAAAGTCTTCTTTACCCCAGATCTCGCTAACCAAACCGGTGAGACGGCGTTCTGGAATCCACATCTGCCCTGGTGCTAGACCTGGTAGGGCCTGTATCTTACCACCAAAGCCAGGTGCTCTACCACCCATAGCAGCTTGACGTATTCCAGCACTAGATGTTTGCTTTGCAAGCTCTGTTTCGTATGATCCAACAGCTTCCATAGCCTCCGCAAGAGACTGTGGGTCTTGTAGAAGCTCGTTCTGCGCAATCTTACCGAACATCTCTGGAATCATTCTTGAGAGGCCAGAAACCCTCTGTTCTACATCGTCGCGTCCAAACCTCCGCATTACATCACCAGGGTTGGGTACAATCAATGGCCCACTTCTGCCGTACCTGTCTGGTAGACTGAGTCTGATACCAGAGGTGCCAGTGTACTCATCGAGAATAGCCATCGTCTGAGCTTCTACACCGTAGGCATTAGCATCTTCTTTGAGGCCGAGCTGGTTAGCTTCTGTTGCTCTATCGGCAGCTTCTGCCTGGATAGCAGACCAGTCACCGAGTATTTCGTTCCCTGAGACAGTCTTATAGTACGGGGCTTGCCCGTGCATAGCTGCTGACGCACCTAGTATTGATGCTGCTGTTGCCCTTGAGTCTATGCTAGCGTGTCTTATTGCGGAAACGCGGTCCTCGTCATGCATGCTAATGTCAGACATAACTTCTGGTGATACATAGCGAGAGTCAAACTGAAAGATTCCTCTTGGTTGCTCTCCGAGGTTCTCGTATATTCCAAAGCCAGTGAACTTGACCTGCGCCCGTCGCATTCCCTCTTCTGTTATCTCTGAGCCAGGTACAATGCTTGCAAGACCCGCATCCCTCAAGGCTTGGATATGAGGATCGGGGTTGTTCGTAGGACCAAGGTATGCCTGTTGGGTAAAGGAGTATTGTGCAATACGGCCCTGTTCGCTCAGACCTTTCCACAAGCCTCTGACCTCTTTCTGGCCAAGCTCCTTTGGAGCGTAGCCAAGAACGTCAGTGAATTGCTTGGGAGTCCATGTAGAGGTCACAGCAGCCATAGCTAGAGCTGCTTCGTTGACCTGTGTAATGTGAGCGGGTTGGATAGACCTTCCACCAAAGGTAACGTCCCAATCCTGCATTGTGGGATCTGCGACAGCTACTGTCTTCGAGCCAAGCCCCTTCATAGAGAAGGGATCTTTAGACATGCCCTCATATTCAATGACGAGGTTATTTCTATCAAAGCCGTAGTTCTGGATTCTAACTTGGTCCTGATTCTTGATACGGGTGGAGATTCCAGGCGCAATATTGAGCATACCGCTGGCGTCTAGATCAATGACATCACCGACGTTAAACTCAGGAGTGAACCCCTCGCGCTGCATCTCTGAAGGTACTGGAATGTTAGCGTACTTATTGGTTAAGATACCACCGGTTTGCATAAGGTCGATTTGTGACTGGCCCTCTGGTAACACAGAGCCGCCGATCATCATAAGCGTAGGAACGTTCTGGGTAGTCCTTATGTCTAGAGAGGCTTGCTCTAAAGGAAGATTCGCGAAGTGTCCGAATGTTTGCTCAGCGATGGCCTTCTTCTGTCTAGTTGCAGCCTTACCTAGATCTGAGCCAAAGAATATCTCGTCTCCCCTTACATCAATACCAGGAATCCTACCAAGCCGTGACGTTGGCATGATAAGAGAACCCATACGAGTTTGGGTTGATGGATCGTATTGTTCACCGTAGTTAAACTGACTACCCTCTAGGTGGCTGATGTCAGGGGGTAGCTGTCGATACATAGCACGCATCTGGCTTGTGCCGTGTGTCCAAGCCCAAGGATCAACAGAGCCTCGTTGTACCATCTCACCAGGTGCTGTATGCTGACCCTGGACCCTTACCTGAAACGGGGTACCGAATTGTTTCTGCGCAGCAGCTTGGACTTCTCCAAGAGTAGCTTGCCCGATGGTCATTGGAGAACTACCACCACCGATCTCAGTGCTGCCAAAACGAGAAACGACCTCGCCGCCCACAGTTGTGTAGTGAGCGGTAGGGCCGTATAGATCTTCTAGATATCCACGCGCCATACCGATGTCAACGCCGTATCTGCGTGTAGTAGCAGCAGCAAAGTTTCTAGCTTCTTCGGTTTGCCACGCTTCGTCAGGTGTTAGATCTTGTAGAGGAATAGAGTTACGCGAACGACCAACAGCCATTATTTTCCTCCGCTAGAAAGCAAGTCCCTAATATCGGTAATGGCATTAAGAAAGAGCTTCTTCTCATCAATCTCCCGCTGACTACGCTCCATTTTCTCTCCGATAGCAGCAGCGGAAATGTCTCTCATAAACGAACGGGGCTGGTCTGTCCAGCCCCCTCCATTTGGTAGTCCATAAGAATCAACGTATCGTTTCCAGTAGAGGGAGTCGGGAACAGTCTCAAATTGCTGTAGTCCACCCTTGCCATCTGGTAGTGGATCACCGTGCTCCCAACAACAGAAGGCGAACACATTCTCCTCAATCTCTTTGAGCCTCCGTCTGTGTTCCTTATGGTCAAAACGTGGTTGCCCAGTGTGGGGCTACCTCTAGCGTCCTGATGTACCAGAAATCGATAACTGGTGTAGGAACAAGCGCGATCATCTTAGCGAAATCACCACGACTCATGTTACCGTTCTGGTCGAAGGCAATCTCGTCAAACAGGACCTCTTTGTGTTCCTTGTCCCATAGCAAACGTCCGTCGTCATCTCTGCGAGGGACGGAAATTTCCAAGTCAGTTCCACCAAAGCATAGGTAGATTTCGTGCTGGATTGTACTCAAGTACCTGTCACCGTCCTCGCGAACAGTCGCCATGTGCTCCCTACGAGCACGATCTGTGCCGAATGTTGGAGGAACAATACGCACCCAGACATTGCTTAGCGCCGGGTATGGATTCTCCCAGTCCTTGATAGGCTCTCCAAGAGAGTCCTTTGGATGCTGGATGAGCTTCACTTCCTGCGGATAAAAGTCGCTGATCTTGACAGACATGCTGTCCTCCTATTCCCCCTAAGATAGATAAGAGAGGGGAGGAGAAGGAGGTGACCCCTCCCCCCTCTAACCCTTTATGCTGTATATGAAACGTATTCGGGAAGATCTGTGTACGCTGTCCCGTTGATGATCTTGATCGTTGCGTACGCTTCTGCTGTAGCCTGAACCGTAGCAACACCGCTGACACGCATGGTCAGATACCCTCCAGCAACCTGTGTGATACCACCGGGGCACTGAAGATCGCAACTAGCCAGATTGAAGACAAGCTCCTGGTACTGGGTAGTAGACGTTCCAACTAGCGTGGGGCTTCTAAGCGTCAGTTCCAATGGCGCACTTAGCACAGTCGGAGACCATGCGTACGCATTGTGACCATGTCGATAGATAGCCCGAGCCAGCTTGGGGTCTTTCCACTTGTAGACCATATCAAACGCGATTGTCTGAGACAGTAGCACCATATCATCCATCTGATAATCGCCAACCACAAGCTCGTTCACGATGTTGCTTCCCGAGAAGGTGTTAGTGACCATCATACGCATGGAAATCGTGGGTACTGTGAAGTCCAGACCTACTCCATCTCCCATATCTATTCCAGCTACAGCTTGGAGGATAGGTTTAGCAGATGCAGGTGCAAGGACGATGGATGAAGTGTCCTCAAAGGCTGAGTTCATATCATCCGCCCAGCTGGAAGCGTCAGACGACCAGGATGAGCCGATACTGAGTAGAGCTAGCTCTAGGCCAGCTGGAGCCGCAGCTCCGATAGAGAAGACGCCAGATGCAATCTTCGCATCCGTCATAATCTCACCCTCGTTCTGAATGCCACCGGCAGAGTTGGGGATGTATCTGCGAGCGGTTAGCCAGGGGTGTGTATAGATGTCTGTGCGCGGTGTGAAGGTCGTGGTATAGACACCCGCTGAAGTGCTGGTGGCGGCTGTTTGGACGCCACCCATCAGCATATAAATGAGATAGCCAATGTCTCCCTCAATGCGCGGATACATTGAAACTCGACCCGCGCCGACATTGTAGATCTTGTAGGACCCGCCTGGATGATAGCCACCCCCTACCTCGATAGGGAAGTTGCCCATCGCCTGTTGGTTACCAACGTTTGCAGACAACACCCTTATCCGCTTAAAATCGGAGTCGGTGTCAATTGATGTTCCCTTTGCAGGCTGAACGGCGAATGCGAGTCCAATTCCTGTTGAAACTGGTTCAGTCATAGTTAGCTCCTAAGTACTTTCTTGTATGCATTTACCCAGTGAGTATAACCCGTAGCCATGTTATGATTATTGATGATATCAAGAAGTCCTCTGCGCTGAAGTTGTTTCCGTAAACGGTCGTCCTCAACTAGCTTCTTGATTGCGTCGTAATAGCCATCCACCGAATGTTTACAGATGAGGCCATTGCGCATGTGTCTTACTACTGGATTATACACTACACTGTCTGTTGCCACAACTGCAGCGCCACCAGTTGTGTGTCCTATCACTCGCTTTGCCGCCCACGCCTCCATTGCTTTGACCGCACTCTTACAATGATTGAAGGGATCGTCGGGATCGATAGCGCAGACCACGATATCCGCTTCTGCTAGCGTAGTTGGATATTGATTGTAGGGCTTTGATCCAATCAGGTCTACATGGAAGCCCTGTTCCACATAGTCCGGGTGATAACCAGCAACCAGCATACGAACATTCTGGTTCTCCAGTGTGAGCCGCTTGATTGCTTCTGCGGCAAATCGCCAATCTCCCTGGTGTGTCTTGGTACCAACAAGCAATACATTGATCGTATCGTTGTATTCGCGCTTGTGTCTCATAGACGCGCCAGCAAAGAATCGTACCTCTACATAGTTATTGATAACGTGTATGGGCTTGTCGCAGAACTCTAGCATACGATTCTTGAGAAACTCTGTTGTAACTGTGAGAGCGTCTACGTATGGTAGGTATGGAATACTGCTTGCACCCTCTCCGTTACTTGTGTCACGATATACGTTGGAGAGATCGTCGTCTGTCTCGTATACGATCTTTGCTCCACGAGAGTGTAGCATTTCACAGTATTTCCTTGCCATCAAGAAGTCGTCCGTTATTGGACGAGATAGGACTATGATGTCTGATGTGAGCGCGACCTCAAGAGATTCGGGTGACATATTCATGGCATTGGTCTTTGCGTCGAACCAACTAGCCCAGTGTTTAGTTTTCTGATCGATGTAGTGTAGCGGTAGTGTTATTCGATAGATGTGGATAGCCATGGGTACTTTCATAGCGCCACTTATGATACCTGTTACTCGCATCACACCTCCTTGAATGTTGCGACCTCCAGATACAACTTCGTGTCCCATATGTAGTCATCTGTTGGACCACCGCGTCTGCGGCAGTGTGTGATAACAGGATAACATCGATACGGGCGTTCACCAAAGGAATCTACTATAGCTACACCATCACTATCTAGCATCTTCCAGGCCCAGTCTTGCGGCATAGTAGTATATGAGGTTAGCATAGACTCTAAGAACGAGAGAGCAGCGCTGCCCAATCTTTCTACCTCGTCTCCTAGTTGATTAGACTCTAGGAAGAATGTAGTCATCTTGACCACAATCCGACGATGCATCATGTGTGAGCTACCAACCTCAAACAGGAATCCTGGGTCGTCTGCTTTCTGCGCGGAATCTAGCGACGTGTATATGCTGTGTCGCCAGTCTTCTACGTTCTCAAAGTCGTTACCGGCAACCTCGATGTATACCGAGGGTACTGCACTGTTCTTAGCTAGATTGAGCGTGTCCTCCTGGACTCGCCCCAAAGCAACAAGAGTAGGCCCAAAGATTCTCTCGGTGCCGTTCTTATCAGTGTATGTCAGTAGCTCTTCTAACTCGGTGGGACAGAAGGCAACCTGTGTCTGACTACCGTCGGTGGCATACTTATCCCCAAGCCATAAGGCCCGGATATGCGCCTTGATACTAGTAGTCAGTGCGTGAACTATTGAGCTTGTCATATTGTGGTGTCGCCCTTGAGTTGATTATGTCCCAGAACTGCTCAATGTATCTCTTAGAGAGCTGTAGGATAGGTTGCTGCTCTGGGTTACCAGAGTCAACCCTCGTCCTAAAGTTACCGAGAAGAGCCATCTTACTAGCAAGGTCTTCCAGAGTCCGGCCAGCTGCGTATAGTTTTAAAGCTTCGTAGGCCCAGTCGGGTACGATAATGTTATCATCGTCATCCGTGACGACATTGTAGTAGGCAACATAGTACACCTCATACTCATCGTCTTCAGGAATGGCTGGGCTAAAGTTGATGTACCCACTGGGCCATACGTAGTAACCTTCCTCTATGGGGCGGCCCGGGATGAAGTCAACCTTGTTGAGCCAGATATCATCTTCGGTGTCATAGACACCGTATATCTTCTCCTCAACCATGTTGCTTGGGACCTCGTGTGATGTAGTTTCGCCATCCCCAGTAATGGTCGACACCGACGATATACCCGTGTGCATCGACGCGAATAGTCGAAGGGCATCATTGAAGTTATCCATGATGCTATCGCCATCCTCGGCGGTAGGGTCATTGATCTTGCGACCAATCTGTATTTTTAGTGTAGACCAAAGCATCAGTTATCTCCGTGCTTGATAGTTATGTATCTGTTCTATGTGCTCAAGAAACTCATTGTAGCCAAGTGAAGCTTTTGCATAGTTACATTTACTACAACATGGCACAACGTTATCTTTAGTATAGCCATTACTTGGATTTAGTCTATCAAGCCCACTAACAGGGCAAGCTCCACAATAATGACACGACTGATGTATAAGAAGCGAGAACATGTCTTGCGTAAGACAAAACTGGATGTCGCGGCGCCCTGCGCTTTGAACATACTTCTTAAACACTCTTTCGTCTTCTCTGATATTCTCAGGGCGTCCATCACAACCAATTCTGCAAACCTTCATTTTGCTACTGGTTAGATTCGCACCTCTGGTAATAACAGTATTACCACAATCGCAGATACATTCCCAGTATGAGAAATGCTCTCTCATTTCAACAAAGCGTAAAACAACTAAGTGTCCATAGCGATTTCCGGTAATATCGTTAACTTCATGGTGTTTGCAACCACATGATTTTGTCACACCCTGTCGCAACGAGTATCCTCTTACAGCAATGTAGTTACCACAACTACACTTACATAACCACCAAGCACATGACTTACCTTCTACCGGATAAAGAGCGGTCAACTCTCCATACTGATGACCGCTCTCGTCCGTGGCGTTACAGTGTAGTTTAACTTCTTTTGGAAGATTATGTTCATGTAACACCATTGTATTACTCATTTCTAAAGCGAAAGCACGCTGCCACCACGCCTGGTAGCACCGGTGTAGAAATGAACCTCGAAAGCATCGGGGTCAACCATCTGATACTTCAAGTAAGCGTCCCAGCTGAAGCTCCACACAGCCTTGCGAACGTCTGCGGGCTGTAGGATGTGGAACTGCGGAGACTGCATAACACCAGCAACCACACCAGGGTTACCAATGCCTTTCTTGAAGAAGATACCGGCGTGCACAGGACGGCCCTTGATCAGCCACCCATACATACCTGTACCGAGCGCAGTCGTGTACTTCTCGTTCAGGATGGGTACACGGATACAAACACGGTTGTTGTCGTAGTCAACGCTGTAAACATCAACGTCGATATTGCGAGAGTCGTCCCACACAACACCGTCTTCTGTAGCCATAGCTGCATCAGCGGAAGGTCGTGTACGAACTAGAGTAGCCTTATCGCCAGCCTTGAATCCGGTCTCGGCTGTACCAGGTGTCGTAATACCGGACAACTGGATGTAGTGAGTGGCGTCGGGACTACCGACGGCCCAGGTCGAGTCAACACGGGTTGTCTCGGGATCGGGGGCACCATCACCAACTTCGATAGCTTCGATCACAGATGCGCTAGCGAGAACCTCACCACAGTTCCAGAGAACCATGCGCCAGTTGTGCATCCAAGCAACGTTTTCAAACTCAGCGATAACATAGTTGAGCAACGCGGGGTTCTGAACCGCCTTGTTCCAGTCGATGTAGTCGCTGGTATTTGCGAGGCTCTTCACAGCATACGTAGCCGAAGGGCTAACGATTGCGGGGAAGACACCCTCTGTTCCGATGGTGTAGTCAGATCCAAGCTGTACGGATCTGGCGATCTCGACATTGAAGGTATCAGTAGACGCTAGGTCGTGGAAACCAGTTGCGTCGTCTGCGAAGCTGCGGTACTTGGAGTTACTCAAGAACGCGTTTCGAGCCAAGATGTCGAGAGTCTCGGTCATTTGCGGACCCAGTCTGTTCTGGATGAAGCCGAACAGATCGGTTTGCTGAATACCCTCGTTGGCGAAGGTAAACGGATCTCGGCGGGCCTTCTCTGCCCACTGATAGATATAGGAGTCCCACTTGTGCGCCTGAATCATCGCACCGTAGGACGTAACTTCGATCTGCTGTTCCATCGAATCGAAGTAGACGCGGGGAAGCGTAATACCACGGAGATCCTGTTCCGCGATATCGGGCATCACCGGCAACTCGGAAGTAATATTGATATACTTCGCGTGAGTTGGCAACATGTTGACCATGTGAGTAACGATGTTGAACCACATCGAGTTCTTCACATACGCAGCACCCATGTACGGGTCCCACCATTCCCTGTTACGGGAACTTAGATCAACAAACGGCGTTTCGCTAGCGAGATACTGTTCGCCAGCCGCTGTAAATGTAACGGCCATGATTTTCCTCCGGCTTAGGTTCTAGCTGAAGCTTCTAGTGCG